TGTTGTAATAACAGCAGATTATGAATACTATTTTCAAGTACGTTTTGCTGATGATAAAATAACGAGACAACTTGTTGCTTATCAACTACTTCATGCTGGGTTAAAATTCTTAGAGATAAGATGGGGTACTTATGTAACTCCTTGTACTACAACGACCTCAACTTCAACATCGACAACTTCAACGACAACTTCAACGACAAGTACTTCTACTACTTCTACTTCAACGACATCTACAACCACGTCAACGTCTACGACATCGACTTCTACAACGAGTACAACTACATCGACATCTACGACAAGTACTTCTACAACTTCTACTACAAGTACTTCTACAACGAGTACAACAACATCAACATCGACTACATCTACTTCAACAACAAGTACGACATCAAGTTCTACAACTTCAACATCAACTACTTCAACTTCAACAACTAGCACATCAACTTCAACTACATCGACTTCAACTACATCGACATCGACAACAACAACAGTATGATATGGAAGATTTAACGAGTAAAATTAAATTAGAAGATACTAAAGACCAGAATGCACCGTTAGAATTTTATGATATTTATTTAGGTAATCAATCTACTCCTGATTCAGATACACACTATTTCGTAGCAGCAGAAAAAACTATTACATTTTATAACTTAGCTGCTGCACCTGAATCTAAAGATTATTTACCATTACGAATGAATCGTACTACATCTAAAAAAACAACTACATTAGAAATCGAAACTATATCAACAGAATTTGATAACGTCGACCAAGCGTGGTCAGCATTTGTAGCTGATACAGATTTACGCGGTAAACGTATTGTAATACGAAGAAGTTTTAGGAACTTATTATCAAGCGGTGCTAACGCTAAGATAATCTTCGATGGAATTGTCAATAAAGTGTTAGATATAACTGAAGAAAAAATTAGCATCGAACTGAAGATTAAGCAATTTCGTTCTTTATCTTATCAAACAGGTAGAATGTATCAGTTATATTGTGGGTATGTATTCGGTGGTACTCGTTGTGGTTTTGATAAGACATCTACTGATGTAGCAGGCACAGCAGATTCAGGTACAACTGGATATATGGTAGACGCCGCAAGAACAGAAGCAGAAGATTATTGGAAAGATGGGTATATTACATTTTCATCTGGTGATAATTCAGGAGAAACAAGAATGATAAAAGAGTGGGATTGGAATAACGATAAATTTACTTTTGATTATGCATTGCCTAACGCTGTAGAAGCAGGGGATAATTATACGCTGTATCAAGGTTGCGATAAATCATTAACTAAATGCAAAAGTCGTTTCGCAAACCAAGCTAACTTCGGCGGATTTCATCATATACCGCAAGAAATGAACCCTATAATAGAATGATAACTACAGAAGAAAGAATTTCTAATGCTGAATTACTTAACAATTTAGTAGGCATACCTTGGGAAGAAAAAGGTATTAACTACGATGGGTGTGATTGCGTTGGTATCGCAAAGTTATATTATGAAGCAAATGGAATAAATGTAATTACAGAATTATCTTCTACTGAAATAATCAAAAAAACACTATTAGAAGAACTTATCAAACCAGAAGATATTCAAGAAGGAGATACATTAATATTCAAAATAGACGGAGAATTACATTTAGGCATCTATTTAGGATATGGGCAAATGCTTCAAGCAGAAAAGAACGATAAATCTCATATTACACGATTAAGCCTTCCTTTATTAGAATGTTACCAATTTGCAATAAGACCTAAAGATGGTTCTATATATCTTCCGCCTGCTGGCCCTCCAGCTGTGTTCGCTGCTGTAGGGTTTATAGTAGGTGGTTTTTTAGGTAGTGGAGTTGCATTAGGTGTTGTCGCGACAGGGTTCTGGGGAATGCAAACATTCTATTTGATGGGTGCATTATACGGTGCTTTTATAGGATATTCTGTCGGCCTTGCAATGAATCCCCAAAAATTCGCAAAGTCAGCTTCCTCTCCGAGATATAGTTTTGGTGAATTAAAAGGAACTGCAACTAATCAACTACCTGTTCCTACAATATATGGTCAAGTCAGGGTTGCTGGTAATACATTTTATCAAAACCCTGTTGAAGGCGGCAATACAATAGAACAACTTATTGGTCTATGCGAAGGAGAAATAGAATCAATTACAGATGTGCGTGTTAATGGAATAGCAATAGGGGATTTATCAGGATGTGGTTATACAGCGTTTTTAGGCACATCAACACAAAACGTTGAAACAGACACAGGGCTTGATTTAGATGGTGTTGAATATCGACATATCGCTTGTCTTTATGTTAAATTAGTAGCTTCTGATAAACTGAAAGGGCAACCTAATGTTACTTGTATCGTTGAAGGCAAAAAAGTAAATACTTGGGATGGTTCGTCATGGGCAGGTTCAACATATTCAGCTAACCCCGCTGCGTGTTTGCGTAATTATCTCTTAACAGATTTTGAAGCAGGTGGCTGTGGACTATCAACTACTAATTTAGATGCAACTTCATTTGGGCAAAGTTATGATAGATGTGCAGCATTAGTAAGCAATGCTGATGGCGGTTCAGAAGCAAGATACACTATAGGTATAGTATTAGATCAAAAACAAGCAGCTATGGATAACTTATCTGAGATGATGCCTTGTTTTGCTGGAGTTCTTTTTAGAAGTGGAAGCACTTTAAAGTTAAAAGTTAAAACAGTAGAAAATGCAGTTCAATCATTTAATGAAGATGACATAGGCGCATTTAGTTATTCTCAATTTGGCTACGACGATAAAGTAAATAGATTTGGTATAGAATATTTCGACCCAGACCAAAACGACGCAAAAGTACTTGTATGGGGAGCGCAAGACCATTACGACCAAGATATTAATGGAATAATAGAACGCACATTAACATTAAATGGTGTTACAAGAAAGACGCAAGCATTACGCTTATCAAATCAATATTTCTATGAATTAAGAGTTACTAATCTGCAATGTAAGTTCACATCTGCAACCAAATGTATCGCTGTTGAGCCAGGTGATGTAATCAAAGTTACACACACGCTGCCAAGCTGGACTGATAAGCTATTTACAATTACATCTATAGAAGAATTAGAAGATTACTCATATGGTATTGCTGCAATAGAATACAACCCTACAATATACGATGATAGTTACGGCGCAACAATAGAAACATTTGATTACGGTTCACCACCTAATCCTTACGCACCAGTTACAGATGTAACTAATATTTTAGTAACAGAAAGTGTTTATACTGATACAGACGGAAAAGTAATATCAGATTTAAACGTAACTTGGACAACTGCAACTGATAGTACTATTCAATTTCTTGACCATTTCATAATAGAGTACTCAAAAGACGGCGGAACTTATATACCATACAATACAGGAGCTAAAAGCGACACAACAGCGCTTATACACAATGTTGAAGCAGATTCAGATTACATTGTTAGAATTAAATCGGTTTCTATAAATGGTATTGTTTCAGACGGTACAACTTCGGCTTCTACTACAGCTGATGGAAAAACAGACCCCCCTGCTAAAGTTTCTAATTTTTCTTATACATTTACAAATGAATTAAAACTTGCTTGGGATAAAAACAGTGAAACAGATTTAGATGGTTATGAAATCCGCGATGCTGACACTCATTGGGGAGTACAAAATGCTAATTTAATATATCGTGGTTTAACAAATACTTTCACAATAGTTACTCCCGGTTCAAGGTCGCCAGGAGTATATTATATACGTGCATACAATACATCAGGAGTATTTTCTTTAGGTTCACGAACTGCTAATCCAGTCAACGCGGCACCTATAGTAGGGGGTTTTAGTATTGATGTGTACTTTGGCTTCGCTCAAGCGCATTGGACAGATTCCGAAGACGTAGATTTAAAATACTATGAACTGTATAGATCAACAACAGGTACGTTTGTCGGAGAAGAAGTTTTAGACCAAAAAGTGTCTGGTACGGCAGCAATTTTACATGGTAATAAAGCAGAGCAAGGTACAGCGGATAGTGGCACTAACAACACATTAGTTGATGCGTGGTTTACAAAGTTTGCTGATGATACATTCAATGGTTGGAAATTAATGATTACTGGTGGCACCGGTAGAAATCAAACCAGAACTGTATCTGATTTCACAAAAGCAACAGGAACATTCACAGTATCAGCTAATTGGGTAACAAACCCTGACAGTACAAGTGAATTCTTAATAACCGATAATAAATTCTATAAAGTACGTGGTGTTGATACATATGGAAATGGCGATTTCTCTCCTGCAAAAGAGATAACATTTACCAATATAACAGAAGATATGCTTGGCGACGCAATATTGACAGCAAGGAAGTTAATTGCTGGCGAAGTAATAACATTAACAGCGCAGATTAAAGACGCTATTATAACAAATGCAAAAATACTTAATATTGACGCAGACAAAATAATTGCGAATACTTTAGATGCGATTGCAGTAAATACAGGGACATTAAATGTAAGTGAGGAAATAACAGTGGGGTCTAGTAAAGTAGTTATAGATGGTACAGACCAAGTGATTAAAGTGTATGATGCTTCTAGTAATTTAAGAGTAGAATTGGGGTTATTAGCATGAGCGATTTTGGATTGAGAGTTAAATCTGCTGTGGGGGCTATACTATTAACTATAACTGATAGAATTACTAGATTAAGATATTTGACTCAAATAAATGCAGATACAAGTGGTAATACTACACTAACTGATCTAACTGGGCATAGTACAGTAGAATTTTCTGTAATGTTAGAAACTGGAGGAGATCCACTTCAAAAATGCCAACACAGTGTTACACGTACAGGAACACAAATAGCATGGGTATATCAAGAAGGCTACTCTGGTGCTGTTAAAGTATATGCGTCAGCGAAAAGCGCAATTTTTGTATTTATGTACACATAGGAGATATAATGTCATATGGGATTAAGATTCTTAATAGCGACAGTGAAGTACAAGTAGATGGAAATTATAGAAATATTTCCGAAGTAGAAGAAGATACAAGCGCAACAGTTGACAGTTATCCTGAATTAATTTCAGTTACTAACACACCATTAGTCCCTATTATAGCAATAAGACCAAGTTCAGATTATTTTGTAACTTTATTTAGCTATGTTTATTCAGACCCAAATTATACAGATTTTAATATGATTACAGAAGTAGATGAAACAAGTGATCCGTCTTCTCCTCCTCCTGTATACTCAACATCTATTGATTGGAAATTATATTCTGAAACTCCTTCTAAAAGTACTGACACACATGGTCTCAGAATATACAATGCTGATTCTGATTTAGTTTTTGATGCAGGTAAAAAATATTTTAATATTGTTCAAGTTGACCAAATTACATTAGGTAATCCCACTTTACCTAGTGGGGTTCCTTTCACTAAACCATATGAGGATATTACACATTCTGCTATTTCAAACCCTTATTATATTTTATCTCCTATTGGTTTTTGGTGGTATTCTGCTAGAGACTTCACAAAATATGTATATTTTATTTTTAGAATTGGTTTAAAACAGATTTCTGCTACATCAGTACGAGTAGGGTGGTTCTGTTATTGGAGAGGATTTACAGGTGGAGCAGCACAAACAGGATATAATCCAACATGCAATTTAATAACTTGCGATGTACACTAAAATTTTAACTATAATATTGATATTAATTTGTTGTTCAACAATTGCAATTGCTGTTGAGCAAATGTACAAATGCGATCTATGTGGTTTTTATCATAACGCAGAAGATACATATTTTCGCACAGAAAGAAATCCTAATCATCTTCAAAGTTCTTGGACTTCTAATGTAAATTTTGTATGCAAATATTGTATAAATAGATTAAATTATTTAGAAAAGAATTTGTTTAAACAAAACTGTAAACAAAGGAGCTTAACTTATGAACATTGAACTCATCAGGCAAATCGGGTTAGGAGGCTGGGTATTAGTAGTAATAATTTTATTATTAATATGGACTGTTAAAACAGTAATAAAAGAAAGCTCACAACGCGACAAAGCCTACACAAAACTTGTCGAAAACCATATAACACATAATGTAAAAACTATGGAGCATTTAGTTTCAGATATGGATAATAATAGCAAATCAAATAGCGAAGCCCATAGATTTCAAAGAGACGAACACAACAAACAAATGGAATCGTTAGTAAAATTAGTTGCAGTGTTAGATTCTATGGATAGAAGAATGAATGGTAAAAAATGAGTAAATTTAATATATCTAAACGCGGATTCGAATTCATAATTAATCACGACGACTTTCATTTATTATTAAACGAAATTAGAGCAATAAAATCGTTTAACTACCGGCAATTTAAAGGTCTTACATTAATAACAAAGAAAGCATTAGAACACGAAGAAGACGAAACTTATAAGAATTTCCTTATTCCGTTAGCGCGTGATTTAATGGGGTTCAATTTTAAACAGTATAAAAAACTAAAAGTAATGATAGACGACTTATGTAGAATAATCGATCCTAACTATTCTTTAAATAAAGGTAATAATAAAGAAAGACTTGATAAATTTTCAGAAAAGGTTCAAACTAAGATAGATAAAGGAGGTGTAGAATGTCATACGAAGATTGGGAAGGATTTGAAGAAGCAGAACAAGAACCCGGACAAGGACAAGGTGTTGGAAAAACAAGACAAGGGCAAGGTGGATTCGGTAGTTGTGTCTGCCCAAAATGCGGCTACTCAACAGCGCACGATCGCGGACAACCCTGTAATGCAATAAGTTGTCCTAAATGTGGAATATCATTACAAGGAGGTGGTTGATATGAATTTTATTATAGGAGCTATATTTGGTGCTGCTTTGGTGTTAGTTACAATGTATTGGATTAAAAAAGGAAAAGTATGAGCGAATCTTTTGATGTTAAAAAATCAGGTAAAAGCTTCGTAGAATTCTTGCCTTGGTGGAAATCTTCTATGATTGGTGTCAAGATATTGATTATAGCCCTTATAGGATTTACAATATATAGGGCTTGGTTTGTGGATAAAAATAAGCAGGAAACAGATATAGTGGTAGAGGAAGGCGGAGTATTGCACTTAAAACAGATTCAGGGAGATAATAAAAAGTTTCAGGTATTTGGCGAAGCCTATGTTTTCTGCGAAAGCCCACAAAGATACGGTGTAGGTGTAAGAACAGGGGTAAAATTTTAATATTATAGCTTACCCTGTTCAAATCGTTCGATATCTTGAATATCTAATTGCGACGCCACTACATCAAGCGGCTCACAATATTTCTTTTTAAAGTTATTTATAACTACTTTTCGCTTTTCTTCATCGTATTCTTGCCAATGCTTGTTTGAATACTTCATAGCTTTTTGAAAATCAGCATACGCTTTCTTGAACTTTAATACTATCTCGTAAGCAGCCATTAACTCTGTTCCTCTAATTCTTGCATTAACTTAACTTCTTCTAAGAAGTCAGGTACTTGATCTGTGAATGGGTCGTAAAACAACTTAACATCGCAAGGATATTTCTCGTATAAATCTTCTATCTCCGGAAGAAACGAAGCACCGAAAGTACGTTCTTTTTTACTTGAGTTGCTTAATAATTTAAACTTTACAGCTTTACCGCGACCGCCTGACGAATCATCTGCGTACATTATAAGTCCTGTATGAAGCAAGTTACGCACCCACTTCTTTGTCTTATCATACTTCCACTCCAATACGTCGCCTACATCTTGATATGTGAAGTTAAATACACCTATTTCACCACTTGCTATTGATTGCTGTTCTAAATACACTATTGTGTCCCATACTTGTTTCGACGCCGGGCCGACTTCAT